TGGTCGTATCGCCTGCAGCATCGACTGTGAAACGTGCTGTGCCGAAGCCATCGCGAAGGTGAAGCGCCTGCCCCGCTCCCGGCTGAAGAATGCCAGTCGCCGAGGCCCCCATCGTGATGGAGGTGACTCCCGTCATGTTGTCGGAGTCGTCGATCAGGATGCCGCTACCCTGGATGTCCGTAGTCCCGTCCCAGCGTGCGATCTGATTGTCCGCTCCCGAGCCAGCTCCTCCCACCCCGCCGCCGCCGAGAACGAACGTGAGAGCAGTAGTGTTGACAGTAATGGGGTCAGCCGTCGCAAGTTGGAAGATGCGGTCCCCGTTCAGGGTTCCACCCGTCTCCACAGGGACGAGCATTGCTGCGGTGACCTCGGGGTCGGTGTCAGCGTCCGTGGAGCGCGTCATCTGCCACGGAGTGCCCCCGCTCCCGGCATCATCTAGGATGTAGATGCCGTTGTTCTCTCCGAGGGCTTCGTTCTTGACCAGGTATCGCTTCGTAACCGAGGGGACTACCGTCGTGTCGATGTTGGGCAGGGCCCCATTGGCATCCGCGAGAAGCACGTTGCCTGTTCGGGTGTTCGCAGGCAGTGCGGCAGACGTAGCCCCGTGCACACTGTCCTTGTAGTCAGAGCTGTTGACGGGTGTTGTGGTAGCTCGGACCATTACGTTCAGCGGGGCTACCGCGCCGAAGTCGAAGTCAGATATGCGGTCTGGAGACTGCTTGTCACCAACCTCATCTTGGACGAACACCTCGAGGCCATTCAGTGCCAGCACGACGAACTTCGCTTGAGCTCGAGTCGTTGCGCCAGGCTGGTCTGTAGACAGAACGATGCCGCCGTTGATCTCAGCCTGAAGAACACCAGCTGTCCCGAGCCCAGCAGCGTTAAAATCGACGGTCTCACCAACGGGCCCGCTCTGCACCAGCGTGTAGGACGAAGATGTGGTGGTCTCATCGGTACGAATGATGGACCACGTCACTCGCTTGACACCATTGGTGCTGTCGAGGGTCGCGGTGATTGCTCCACCAGCTGCAATCGTCAACTTTGCGAGGCTACTGCCTCCGTTCATTGAGAACGCTGGTGATTCTGTGATCGTCATGTTCTCGTGAATCCGTAGTTGGTTGTCGCCACGATGTCGCCAGGGTTCTCTCCGCGTTGCGCTGTTTGAGACACGTCGACAAGTGCGTCAAAGAAGTCTCTTATCACCACACCAAGAAGGGTTGGCGCTGTGACGACGTTCGCGTCGTCTTGGTCCGTATGAACCTCTGGATCGATTGCCAGTTCGGAGGAGGCGTCCAGGTGTCTAGAGAAGCACCTGTGTGCCAAGTCACAGTACAGCACCGTGGCGCCTGCCAAGGTGGTTGCGGATGGCGACAGTGGTAGATTTTCTAGGTCGTTCAGTTGGATGTCCGTAGTGCGGTGCCACTTGATGGCGGCCTCCGAACTGTTAAGGCAGTGTTTCTCATACTGAGTCCTGATGAGATTCAACAGATCGATGGAGCCTATGATGTCGCTGCCTCTGCTGGACGCAACCGTGTTGGTGGTGTCAGCATTGGTGTGACTAGCCGGGGCTGAGATTTGAAGTCTGTGAGACTCGTAACTGTCAAACAGTTCGTTCACTCGGACCTCGAGGTCTGGGCCCATCGTAGATACTGGTGCTCCAACCAGCCCCGCAAGTGCAGCTATCACGGCCGTCTGTTCGGCGGCCGACTCCGCGTTGTCAGACCTGAAGTTTTGAAGTGATGCTGCTCGCACAGTCCCATCGTTCACCTTGATCCTCAGGTCAGCTCCGTCGCCCGACTCTGTAACGAGCTCGAGATCCATCAGGGCCCCCACGAATACCGTGACTGTTTTACGGGCAACGAACCGTCTCTCGGTGCTGCCAGCGGGATCGCCTGGGTACGCTGGGCTTCCTGGGATGGTCGTTTGCTCGTAGGCCGTGACGCTGTAACTGCCTGGTTCGTCTGGGTCGAAGTTGTCCAGGCCAGACTCGTTATCTGTGGCGCCTTGCAGAGATTTGCCTGTCGCGAGCTTGGTGAGAACGCCTGTTGGGAATGCTGAGTCGTCGGGTGTTGCTGTGATCTCGAATAGCGCCGAATTGCCTGTTGCCGACGTGATCGAAAAGACCACGTTGTCTCCAACGATTGGGTAGGTGGGAGTGGAGACGATGGCCATGGTTACGCGCTAGCTGGCTGCCAAACCTGAAACATCTCAACGGAGGCGGTTCTGTCGGCTGAGGTCTGTGTCTCAACAAAGAACACTGGGCGAAGGCGACCAACCCCAATAATCCCAACTCCAAATGTACAGGCTGCGGCTCCGTCTATAAAAAGGGCCGCGCTGCCATCTGTTCCCACCTCGACCCTGAATCGATGCGGCGTATCAACAACCACTGCTACGCCGCTATCCACCCTAGTAAGTGTCGTGCCTGACATTCCAGTCAACACCCAGTTGGTGTCTATTGAGCTATCAAAAGCAACGCCGACCCCATGATATCCGCTACCACTGGTCAGTTCGACAACTCCATTTTGAACACTTACCTCCCACTTTACATCAGAGATTGATCCTTCAATCATGGCCACGAATTCAAAGTCGAAGCCGTTGGCTATTTCAACCTTGTTATTGTCGAACCCAGTTACGTAGTTGTTCGTGGCCGTGGCCCCAGATAACATCAGTAGTCGAGAAGGGGAAGGTACCACCGCAATGGATGCGCTGCCGCCTGTCCCGCCCTCATTCCATCCTGGGTAGTCGGTTGGCCAAATCCCAGGATAGAACTCCTGGCGATATGTGCTGTAATGCTGTCGTATGTAGCCTGTGAACGTACTGGGCGAGCCAACGGTGAACGTTGACCCGGAGTCAACCTGAACCGAGTCGGAGAGCGTCACTGCTGCGTTGAACGTGGCTGCCCCGTCCGCCTGAAGTGTGCTGTCGAACTCGTGCGTGCCTGTCCACACAATCGCACCTGAGTACGTACCGCCACCAGCTCCGTCAACAGACCTAGCCTGGTTTACGTCGATGGTGTTGATCTGAGCGGCGGAGATCGAAGTGTTGTTGTCGGTCCAGCCAGATGGTTTTGCTCTACTGTTCGTCATAGAAACGTCTGCCCTACTATCCCAACATTGACAACGAACCCAGCATCTATGCCGATTTCAAATGTCATCCACGCTGGTAGCAACTTGTTGAGCTGCTGGTGAAGCCTGTCCTGCAGATCCAGGAACTGAACATCGGTGAGACCAGTCTTAGTCATAAGGATCCCGATGTGAGCCCTGTTGGAACTCCATTCGTAACCCGGTGGCCCCGGATTTACGGCTGGCCAAAAACTGATGACGTCGGCTGGGTCTGTAAGAACAACAGCGACGAAGTTCGCTCCGAGGACTTTTGCTGAGGATTCCTGAATGTCAATCAGCGCGTTGTTGATCTGGCCGCGTAGTTTACCGGCTAGCTCAGCGCGCCGCTGAAAGTCGGTCATCTCAGGCGTTGGCCTGAGGCCGGTCGCCTCCTCCCACACGGAGAGGTTCTCGATCATCCTCTCTGGAATGCCCTGATTGCTAAGACGCCTGTTGCAGGACCAGATGAGGGCGATGAGAGCGGCCTCGCCAGACAGTTCTGATTGGTTGGACGGATCGTTCGGATCGATCCATTTTCTCATCTCGTCGGCCAACGCCGCACGGACAACCTCTTTCGTAGAGATGCCGCCTCCCATTCTAAATGGGAAAGGGTTGGTCCAGCCGAATCCGATCATAGGATGTAAGTGGTGACAGTGATGAACTCAACTGAGGCCGCAGCGTCAGCGAGCACGCCAGCGTCCTTCACGCACAAGGTCACGAGGTTGGACCCAACGCTGAGCACCCTCGTTCCTTCGGGATCATCGGTGTTGACGCTGGTCCTACCTCTGGCAGTCGCGTCGAAGAATTGCAGCGTTTCCTCGTTCCCAAGGGCATCCGTGAAGCTCGAGGGGAACTGCACGCTGTACAGCCCGGTCGCCGTCTTCGTGACCGTTGGCTTGTACGTTGACGCATTGCCCCACGCGGTCTGGATGAAGACTTGGTTTGCTGGCAGAACAAACGTGGCAGCGTCTGTCACAGCAACGAACTTGACGATTGCTCGCCACGCTGTGCGTGTCATGTGTGCCAAGTCCTCGCACTTCCGGTTGTAGAGTGCTGCGCTTGTTTGTGACTGTGGATTCTCTACGGGCCCCTCGTCTTTGAAGGGAGCTCCGTACGTGCCCATCGTGCTTCGTTCTGCCATCAGATCACCTGCCTACGAAACGACAGCGACCGCAACACCAAGATGTTCGGAGGGTCCGTTTCGATCGTTGCTACGTCAGGTGACACCCTCGGCGTGAAGGTCCCCGACCATCCCGCAGCCGCTGCGCTGGTTCCAGGGACAATTCGCGCTGCGTAGGTCATGTCGAGAATCTCCGGGTGCGCATTCGTGACGGCTGTGAGTTGCAAGGATGTGAGGTTCATGGGGAACTCTACGTCTGGCCCTGGTTGACGCAAAGCTCGAGGTAGCTTGTCGATGTTTGATGTCTTCTCACCTGGGCCAAGCGTCAGCACAGCTGCTAGAAACTCAGATGCGTACTCTCCGAGGTTTACTGCAGATGCAGAGCAGAAGTAGGCGGTCGTTGACAGGTTGATAAACCCCAAGGATGAAGAGGTGGAGGTGTCTACCTCGATCACCCAAGCACCAGCACTTCCTGTCACTGCCAAGATTGTGAATTCATGCATCACAGGAATCGTTGGCGCTGGGTCCCAGATCTGAAACCTCTGAGATACCGCTGGGACATCCGCAGCGCCACTGTTCACCGTGATGGTACTGGCTACCACGTTTACGGCTGTGACCTCTGCGTAGGTGTTAGCCACAGCCTCAGCTGTGCTGGGCCAAGGAACTTGGTCACGCCACCCACCACCAGCTCCTCCAGCCCCAACAGGTAGCGGCAGAGTGGTGTTGATGATGATGTCAACGTACTGGGGGATGACGCTTGTGGCGTTGAGGTCAGCACTACCTGGCATCTGACCAATGACCGTGTTGGCCACATTGTTTACCACTACTGAACTGAGCACACGATCACCAGTTGGCCTTGTGATGGCGACGTCGTACGAAGATGGACCTCGCACAGCCATATTGACGAACCCGCGCTCTACGGCTGCTGAGGCGCCCTCCGCGAAGTCTGAAACCTGGGCAGCGTTTCCACCTACGCTTGGAGCTCTGAGACGAATCAGAAGCCGTCTGCGTACATCTTCTTCGCCGTCGGCTGCGGCGCCGCCAGTGATCCCACCTTGAGCTACTGTAGCAACCTGGTCGAGAGCTCCGATAGCGGCTGAATCCCAGGTGATCTTGTCACCCTCTTCGAGGTCCGTGCCGGCCCCAGCGCTGATTGACTGGACAGCGATAGGGTCACCGTCGCCAACCACCCCTCCGACTGTGGCGCTGTACTGTATACCAGTGGCGCTTGTTCCCACGAACGATTGTGGGATAGCCACTGTGCCGCCGCCTGTGACACCAACGAACACTGATCCTGCCGCGGAGCTTGCTGGGCGGGCAAACACTCCGTAGGTCCCGGCCAGTTCGGTAAGCGCTTCTCCGACGGCATCGAGCGGCGACACGTCCTCGAGGGCGATTTCGTTGTTGGCTATGGCTACCGAGGCGAGATTGGCAAAAGCCTTGAACCTCTCGAAAATCTCCGTGCCCTCAGACACGTTGACCTCGATGTTGTTCCTGTCATACGAGTAGATAACGCTGGTCAGCGCAATTGCCAACGACTCGTCGGGCGACGGGTAGAAAAGATTGTCGACGCGCGGTGTGGCCATTACGGGATCTGTACCTCAATCGGAGGCTCGGACGCCTGGGTGCCCAAGTCTTTGAAGATGACTGTCTTCGTGACGCCATCCACCCCGTTGGGTTCAGCGCTCACACTAATCAGCCGAATAGCTGGGGGAGTTTCTCGCTCGAGAGGAGACAACGTGTTCCTTACGCCTTGCGCCCACTGGTTCCTGTTCACCAGCGTGTTGGTCTCTGGGTTGATCTCATTTTTGAGAACGAGAATCACAACGCGTTGCGCGATGGGTGGCATGTGATCGAGGCTACCGTTTGCCTTGATGACGTAGCGCTTTGTGTTGAAGTTGATCTTACGAGCCGGCCCCCACTGCGGGCGCTCTGGCACGGGCAGCCTATCGTGGTTCTCGTACGCACCCTTCGGGTAAGCCATCAGTTGATACCCCCGGTGATAGTTTGCTCAGTGTCTGGCGCACTCGTGGGAGTGCCAAGGGAGGTCGACTTCTGCAAACCACTTACCCCTGTCCCGATCACCACGTCAGCGTTCGCCTTGATGTCACTCACTACGCCAGCAGCGATGCCGTTGGCGGTAGCAGCAATCCCCCTGAGCGCAGCGGCCCCAGCTGAGCCAGTCTGGAATGGCCCGAACGCCGCTTCCACGCTAGCCTTGATGCCACTGTAGATAGCTGAAGCCATCGAGTCGGATGGGAGCGTCTCAGTACCGTCGTCAGCGATTGTGACTGCTGTGGAGTCGAGGGGCATGGCTAGTCAAGGGGACAGGGTGGGGGGAAGAACGGGATGGGCGGGATGGGGGGGAGCGCGAAGGCTGGGATCGTGAAACCGAACGGTGGGAGAGTTGGCAAAGAGAACAAGATCCCAATGTTCGGGATTGAGAAGGGTAATGGCGGGAGTGGGGGAAGAGGAGGCAGTGGCGGCAGAGCAAACGCTGGGAGGGATGGTAGCTCGAGTGGAATGCCGATGTCTGGGATCGAAAACGGAAACGGTGGGATGGGGGGTATGGGGAGCGATGGAATCGACGGGAACGCAAACGGTGGAAGTGCAGGGAATGCGCAAAGGGTCACGCGTTAACGGTCCAGTTCAAGCTGCCAACGCCAGCCATGCCAGTGACCCCGTAGAGGATTGAGAAAGCCCCAGGAGGCAGGATGACGCCAGGGGCTGGGGCTCCGATTTGACCCTTTGGGCACGCCAAGGTGCACGAGCCACCACCTACGACAACACCCTCTTCTTTGATCTCGATCCACGACTTGTTCGCCACGTTGAAAACGATCTTGTCGTCTAGGATCTGGATGGAGGACTTGCCGTTCACAATCAGGATCGCGCCATCCTCACCGTGCACGCTGACCATCATGCTGCTCCCGGTGACTTGGTTCTTCGAGTACATCGTGATGGACTCATTGGACTGTTTGGCCAGGAGTCGCTGCTCTCCCTTGCTGACGATCATGCGGTCGCCGCTCTCTAAAGATCCCACCTGCTCTGCGTACCTGGCGTCGTATGTCCCAATGACGATCCTCTCATACCCGTCGTCGAAGTAGAGAGCTCGAGCGCACTCCTTGGTGGAGTTGTCTGGCTCGTTTGGTACGGAGATGAATCCATCTGACCCCCATGTGACAGACTCTGCTGAGATCCCTTTACCCGTCCTGATATCACCAAGATCGACACGCACCTCGCCATCTTCGGTGGTCAGGTTTAGGATGTCAGATGTATCGAAGTTGGGCATCAGAGACCGAGGTACGTGTTCAGTAGGTTGAGTCTCTGGATTGCCTGGTCAGAGATGCGTCTGACGTACAGGTCCACACTCCGGAAGAGAATGCGTGTGGTACTAGGATCGATCGGGTCACCAGGGGCAGTGGTGAACCCAAACTTGGTGGTAGCAAGGGTCGTGGGGACAATTTGGACTGTCCCACTATACGAGGAGCTGTCACTAGGCTCCTGAGACATGGCTAGGTACTGCTTAGTTGGGTCATCTGTTCTTTGGGACAGGTACCAGTCGTACTCATCAACACCGAACACCGAGTCAGCCACAACACCAGCTGTAGCGCTAAACCGTACCGAACTTCCGTTGAAGGGGTTGTTTTTGAACGGCCCTAAGGCTGCCAATTCTGGCAATGTGTACTCAACTGCCAAACTGCTATCGAAGGCCACTGCTGTGTCACCCACACGCACATACTCAACGGGCCACGTCTCGTGACCGTCCTTGTCGAAAAACTTCCCCTCGATAGTCGTCAGCGTGACGCCAGCTTCGGTCACAACGGTTGACTCCTCTGTAAGCATCAGGAAGTCGGTAGAGAAGCTTCCGATCGTGAAGACATCGTTTCCGGAGGCGCTGCCAACCATCACCAGTTTCATGCCAGGCTCGAGCACGGGATAGAAGGGGTTGCTGCCCACGTTCCACTCGTCAGTGAGCCGCGTGATCTTGTTGGGGGCGAGGAAGTCTACCTGTACGGCAACAGGTGGGACAGCAAGCTTTGCCCACCGAGCTCGGAACGACAGAAAGTCTGTGAAGATCATCCTGGGACGTCACCTATCACGAGAGACCCAACCGGCAAAAGCTTGAGCGTTGTTCTGGCGCCGCCTTTTTTTGCCACCTTCATGCTCACCTCGTAAACCCACATGTCATCCTCGATGAGAAGTGTGTCGCTGAACACCGAGCAGATGGTGTCGATCGCCCAGATTGCACCAGTGCTGTGGGACACGATACCATCGACGGTGGCTGTAACAACGAATGCATTCACAGAAGGCTTCGCGTGCACAAGGATGCAGAACCCGTTGCACTTGTCGTTGTCCCTCGAGTAGCGATCGTTGATATACTTCGGCTTAAATGGCTGAATGGTTGAGGTGTAGTACGGTTGCCTAGGGTCGATCAGTTCCTCTACGGCTTCTCCAAAAGGCTGCTTGGCTGAATATATGTCGTACGTGCCCTGAGCAGCCTCAGCCATCTCTGCGTTCGCGAATCTGCCAGTTAGTCGACTGAGCCTGGTTGCGGCCTGAGGCTTGGTCGTGGCTTTTTTCTTGCGCTTCTCTTCAGACTTGCCTCGAACGACGACCTTGGAGAACTGTTGGTCGTTGGTCTCGCTGAGCTCAAGGGACAGCGCCTTATCTCCGGCTCTGGCTCCCACTCTAGTGCCGACATAGTCTTCCACCAGTGAGTAAGATGGCTCCTGAAAGTAGTTAGGTGATCCAAGAATCAAGATGCCACTCTCGTCGACACGGAGGGCATACCCAAGTCGGCTAAAGATCCTGGAGCAGTACTGGTAGGCCCCCTCGTTCTCGTTCACCTTCAGTTCTTTGGCCTTCAGGTCGAGAAGACTAACTGTTGCGCTGTCCCCCGCTACGGCTTTCCCAAGAACCACTTCCGTGTGGCGTTTGAAGTCGGTTCCAATGTGCGTAAACCCGAACGGCGATAGGGTTCTGATGACGATCTCGTCTACTGGAACGTCAGCTGGTGCCTTGTCGAAAGCTTCAGGATCAGCGCTTGCTTGGGTTGCCACATGCAGAACAGTTTTGCATGACACCGTCATCTCCACACCGCCGCCTTTGGAGAGCGAGGTCTTTACGGTGATGATGCTAGGAGTAGCTCTGGGGTTGTCGTCGATCTTAATCGAGACCAACTCACCCTTCTGAAACCTCGCTTGAACCTCTCGAACGTCCTTACGCAATGGGCGAATCGTGAATTCGTAAGAGCCCAACGGGTCGTCGTATGTCTCCGTCATGGAGAACGTCGACCAGTTGTCGAACACGTCTCCATTGCTGTCTTGGATGGTTACGCGGCCACGCTTCGATTCTGTCATTCGGTGAAGTACACCACTGGCGTTTTCGGAGGCACGGCTGGTTGGCTCAAAAGTTCTGGGTTGAGCCCGATGACTTCACCGATCGTGTTGCCCACTTTGCTGGCTATCTCGTTGAGCGTCGTGAAACTGTCTGTGAAGGTGATTCCAGTACGTCGCAGCGGGGCTCGAGCTACAGGCTTAGCCACCGCCTTGATTGCGCTGTGCAGGGTCTTGAGGTTGAAGCTCAGGGCCCAGTTGGCGTTGTCCTTGGCACGCTCTACCTTCTCGATAATCGACTGGATGATTCCAAGCGCTTGGTTCACTAGGCCCTGCACGCGGGTCTTGAACTGGAAAGCCAGGGAGTCGATCTGCGCAATGAGCTCGAAGAGGTTGGTGGTGCGAAGACCCGTCGGGTAATCAAAGCCCTTGATCGCTAGGTCGTCGTCGATCTTCTTCGACAGCCCTTTGGCGCTCACCCTCACACCATCGAAAGTCTTCAGGTCATCAGTGTTGAGAACCGTGTCGACCCAGGTAACGTTCATGATGACACCACCGGTCATCTTGGCGTTAACCTCAACCTCCCAACTCTGCACGTAGGCGTCTCGCACACCGAGCACTGGGTGCTGCAGGCGGCCTGGAGATGGGTCTTGGATGATGGACTTCGCCCACTCTGTGAAGATCTTCGGGAAGGCGTCCTTCTGAAGCGTATTCACGAACATCAGCCTGAACGGCATCCCGATAGGCAGCGCGCCCATGTTGTCGTGAGCCACACCATCAACGTAAGGAAAGTCGGATTCTGACAGTTGCCAACCACCACTGAAGTTCGCCATCTCGTACGGAGGGATGTCGAAGATCTCACGCCACTCGAGCGTTGGTAGCCCGGTGATGATGTTGGGTGGTGTGCCGACTTCCTGCATTACTGGGTTGGGTTGACCGTAGGTGCCTTGTTGACCTTGCTAGCCGCTCCGGATATTGCGTTGGCTAGGCCGTCGCCAGCTGTGACAACATTTCCCAGTGCTTGGAGCATGCCGGCCACTGGCCCTTGTATATCCGAGGCTGCCGCGTCAAAGCTTGCAGCTATTGAGCTTGCGTCATTAAAGTTGCCGGAGATCGTCGGGGCATCAGATCCAAGCGGGGACTGGCCAGTTAGTTGACGAATACTGTTCTGCTTATCGATGGCATCATTTGCTTGGTCTTGTGACGCAAGAGCTAACGGCCTGCCCAAGATGGTCCCAATGCCAACACCAGCAGCAAGCCCCGGCTTACCTCCAATAGCGCCTCCGACAGCTCCGAATATCCCCTGAGCCGTCAAGGTGGCGTCGTCCACAAACTCTTCGGACGCAACTTGACGTCCAGTGGTGGGATCAATCTTAGGGCCAGCTGGAGCAGCAGCCTCAGCCTTGGCCGCTTTAAGTGCGTCAGCAGCGGCCTGCCTCTCCCTGTTGACCCTTGTTAGGGCGTCACCAGTAGTAAGGCTGATGCTTCCGTACTTGCTTTTGACATTTCCAGACTTGGCTTCTTTGACGGCCTGGTCAGAAAGTACAGACGCCTCAAAGTCGGCGGTGGCGAGTTCACTCGTAAGCCTCGAGACCTTCTGATCGCCGGTCTCCTTGAAGAACTTTTTCACGCCAGGGATCGATTTTAGTGCCGATATGAAGATACCAACGCCTTTAGCCGCTGCCACGAACGCGCTGACCATTGGAGCAATCGCTGGAAGGAGCTTCGGTAGTTCACCAACTAGCGACTCCACAGCCTTGGCGCCTTCACCGGTCTCAAAAGACTGAAGCACACGCTCCCAGACGTTTGTGAGGCGATTGCCGGTGTCTTGCTGCGCCGACGCAAGGTCCTCCTGGACAAGCGCTAGTGCATTTTTCGCGCTGGCCTGCTCTCTGATCTGCTTGGTTTGCTCCTTCATTGCCGCTTCAGTAGAGCCAAGTTCCTTCTCTAGTTGCTTGAACTTGAGGAACAGGTCAATAGCGCCTGTCTTAGAGCGCTTGTCGAAGATGTTCTCGAACGCATCTTCGTCCCCCTTTATCTTGTGGAACAACGTGGGTAGTACTGCGGCCAAGTCCTGCTTGGCAACCTCCCTAACATCAATCCCGTACCTGTCCTTAATGGGTTTTCTTTTCTTTGAAAGAATGCCGAACGTTGCCTCTAGCGCGGTAGCAGCCTGAGGCGCGCTCTTGGCTGCTGTTATTGCATTCTGAGCCAGCGCACCAAAAATGGCTGCTTGGTCGACGTTCCCCTTTACGCCTAAGATTCTGGCTCCGGCAGAGAACGCATTAATCCCCTTGGCCATGTCCTTAAGCTCGAAGGCTCCAGCTTTTCCCTGAAGAGTGAAGATAGCCATGGTTTTGGCCAGATCCTTCACATCGATGTTCATGTTTTTGAATAGGGCTCCAGCTGCTTTGGCGATATCTTCAGGGTCAGAACCAGTAGCAACGGCAATCTCAGAAAGACCTTTTGAACTAGCCAAGGCGGCGTCAACATCGCCAGTCCTTTCAACAAAGGCGGCGACCCCTCTGGCAACATCAATCCCCTTTGCGCCAGTCTCGATCCCCGTTTGGCGAAATCCTCTTGAAAGTTCCCGAGAGTCAAGGCGGCCTTTGCCAGGAGTTCGCCCACGCCGAGCAATATCCCTAGACAGGTCACTTAGCTCAGTAGACTCACGAATGGCCCGCGCCCCGCCTCCAAACACGGCCAACCCAGCTGATACTGCCGCAAATGACGCGACAGAGCGTCCTACCCTGCTAATGAACTTGCCACCGCGTTTCTTAGCGCCACCAGCGGCGGAGCTTTTAGAGCGCTCGTTGTTCGCCTGCTCCTGAGCGAGTCGTCGAGCCCCCTCGCGCTTTACAATGTCCGTCTTGGCTTTTTCAGCTCGAGAGAATGACCTGAGCGACTTGGCAAGGGCGCGGTTCTCTGCTGCGGCAACGCGATTGATCGCTGCAATCCTCTTGCTCACATCAGCGCCAGCGACAGCCCCCTGTTTACGCGTAGTCGAAACCGTAGTGGCTGCCGCCTTGCGCGCAGCGGCCGTCTGAGCTGCAGCAGATTTGCTCGAGGCTGCGGCAACCGACCTAGCTGTTCTTTCCGCAGCGTCGCGGATGCTGCCAAAGGCAGCGACGACGGACTCATGCCCAGAAGCGGTGAAGGTGTATCGAACTTCTCCCATTACACTAGAGACTCGAGCTCAGCTTCGAGTGCTACGCCTACTGCTTCCATGATGTTGTTGAAGTCATGCCACCCTCCACCCTCGAGGATGGAGGCGTAAGGGGCGTTCATCACAGCGGCCACGATTGTGACGTTCCCCATCGCCTCAACCTCAACCCCCGAGTGGGCCGTGATGCCAGCAGGGCCACTTCTGTCCGTGTACCGCTTGGTGCCGATGACCTGACGAATGCCGCCTTCAGCTCGGCTCTGGAGGATCTGCGGAACCCTCTTCAGCTTCGCTATCGCTGTCGACGCTTCCGTCATCACGTTGTCGCTCTGGCTCACTTTGAATGACATGGTCGATCACTTCCTGCTGTTGCTTCATCTTCCACCAGTCACACGCCAAGATCACGAAGGCGGTTGATAGATAGGCTCGACTTGCTCCAGCTAGCAGCGCCTCTGGAATGTCCGTGTCGGCCGTCTTGGCGCAGCCCTCCGCGAAGGAGATGATCTGCTGCTTGTCGACCTCGTAGAGCATAGGGCTCTCGGCCTTCTTGACCTCCTCCATCAGGTTCCAGATCACAGCTATCTGGTCTCTGCTGAAGTTCTTCTCCATCCACTCCCCGCCAGGGAAGGCCTGGACAGGGGTGCCGCCCTTCGTGTCTCGTTCCACGAAGCAGGCGCGCTGGATGGCTTCCTTGAGTTTCAAGTCATCCAGCAGGTCTGAGTCGTTCCTGGTGTCACTGTCGTCTCGGCTCAGGTTCTTAGCTCGAGCATGAGCTGCGACAACTGCAGCGTTCTCCTCAAACTTCACGAGCGTCCGGATGCGAAGCTTGGGGATTTTTCCTGCCCCCAAACCAAAAAAGCCCTCGACATCGAACGGGTAGAGCTTTCGCTCACGCTGCTCAATGGCAAGGGCTAGTTCGCTTATTTCTGTAACCTCTGGTTCAGCCATCAACACTCCTGATGCCGTCCTTGATGGTGGCAATCGCCGCCGAGAATACCATCAAGTGACCATCCGTCAATTCGCACATGGGTACGCCGAAGTACCGCTCTGGCCGTTCCACCAGGTTTGCATCCATGCCAGCGCGGTCACACGAGCGGTACATGCTCATCGACTCGTAGAAGTTTGACATGTGCTGAGCTCCTTCTTTGAGAGCAAGCTCCCATGACTGAGCATCGCTACGTCTGAAGGTCGGAGAACAGTGCTGTAATGCTACAGTGATCTCCGAGCCAAGCTGGTCGAGTTCGCTTTCGCTAAGCCTCAGCGCCTGGTCAGGGGAAGTGAAGGCACGTCCCTTGTCTGTGTAGACGCAGAGTGAGATGACTCGAGCTGCGCCTTCGTACTGACGCACCTCCCGATGTTCTATCTCGAGCAACCCATCGTTGACGTCTGCCGCTTGGATGCTCTTGATCGCCCTGACGTGCAGTCGAATATGAGGCACGCCCTCTACCCGGAACTTGAGAGGCCAGGTGGGCCGCGGTAGCTCTAGAAGCTTTCTGAAGAGCTTCTCTTTCGGGTAGCCAACTGGCGGCTTGGAGAAGTCGGTGTCGTTGTTGGTGCTCAACGCACCGACTTTACCACGTCATTCGAACTTGGATGGCGTTCCTCGGAAAGTGTAGTTGATTGTGGTTGTCTGCCCCACGCCAGCGCTACGCGGCACGTTCACGATGTAGCCGTCGGTGACACAGGTCTTACCAGAGCCGCCCTCTTGCAGTTGCTGCTCGACCTCTTCGAAGTCCAGCATCTTCTGCTCGTAGTCGAGCTCGACGCCTGGCAAGGGGACGACGTTCGTCGCCGTGACCGTGCGCACGATAGGGGCCGGCGTGATACCTGCCCAGTTGCGAACGATCGTGAAAACGTCCTGGATGTCGGCCTCGAGCGCTGTCTCGACCGTGGTGTTCTCCGCGAGCAACTGCCCGTTGAAGTAGAGGAAGATTTGGCTGTAGAGGGCCATTTTAGTATGCCTCCCCCGTCTCGAGGAACTCGCCCTCGAATTTGTAGAGATGCTGGACGGCGATAACCTCAGACGAGACATTGATGCCCGCTGGGATCTTCGTTGCGATCACGCTGTCCTTCATCTTCTGCCTCATGTCCGGAGCGAGGATTGGCCCGTTGTAGATGCCCAGCGGTTTGCTACCAGACAGGTCGTCGATGACCTTCTTCACCATGGCAGCCACGGAGCGTGGGATGGTGGTGTTGAGCGTGGGGAGCTCGCCCTCAGCAGGATCACCTGCCACGAATTCCTGCTTCTGAGCTTCCCAGCGAGTTTCGACGACGCTCCAAAAAAAGTCGACCGCCGAAGTGATATGTGCGGATCGAGCGCGGTAGTCCTTGTCTCCAGTAGGACTCTCGCTTCGGGAGGTGACCTGTCGGACCAAGGACGTGCGCCCATTGGCGCTTGTCTTGATGGGGCTCACACCATTGTTGAGCGCCACCTTGATCTCGGTATCGGTAGGCCGGTCGTTGACGTCGAACGGGGCTGGAACAGCGTACGACGTGTTGTCTGTCGACGTGTATCCTGCGAGGTTCTTGCTCGGATGAGCGATCTGACCAGAACGGTGAATAGCGCCGTGATATGCGGCAAGCATCCCAGGTGTCCAATCACTGTTCTCTTCCCAGTAGTAGAACCCTCGAACGCTGTTGACGTCGCTGTCCGTGGGGACGGCAATTGCCTGCGAGTTGGTGCCTACCTGACCGAAGATCGCAATCTGCGACTTCCCGTTCACAGGCATTGCCTGCGTTTTGATCATGTCGACGAGCTCTCCCATCTGATTGTCAGACGGGGAGACCGCAGTGGTAGCCCCGAGCCCGAACTTACCTGTCGAGGTAAGCGTGGCAGCTGCCAGCGTTTCAGCAGTCAGCTTCTCGTTCGGATCGAGAGTGATGACAAGCGCGCTCACCGAGTTGATGAGGTAGACACCATCGTTGCTCACCGAGTTGTTGATGGAGATCGACATACCAGCGACGTAGCCGTCGGTAATCCAACTCGAGCTATCACGAGTGATCGTGTCCGGGTCGACATCCGCGAAGATGATGCTGGTGCCAGCTGCGTCCGCGTACGTTGCGGATGCACCAGCGCCGTTGTCCGTGTGGAACGGTGCGATGTGGTAGTACTTCTCGTCCTGGCTGGCCGCCAGAATCGCATTCGTCGCATCATCACCGGTAGCACCAGCGATGAAGGTCTTCTTGACGATGGTCTGAGCGTTCGTCCCAGTGCTCGTTTTGAGACTGATGCGAACACCACGCTTGGCCGTATTCCCGATGACGAAGTCACCCCGAGGCCCCTTGTTGGCCGCGGTAAGCGTGACATCCCAATCGCTGCCGTTCTGTGCTGACGCAGCAGACAGGGGCAGACGACCTTCGTCGTAGTTGTTGATGGCGTCACGGATAGACTCGGCCGTCTCCTGGTCCGTGTCTCCACTGACCATTGTGAAGGTGATGTTCTCACCCAGGATCGTGACAGTGCCCTCTGTGGTCGCGTCCGAGGTTCCATTCACTCGCAGGATGCAACTTGCTGCAGTCCCTGCTGATTCAGGAATCGCGACGGCATAGATGCTGGCCGACTTGTCGATGGCCACGTAGGAGCGATACATGCGGTAGAGCTCGCTGCGCGGGCCGAACCGGTTACTCGCATCAGCATCACTTGCGATGACGTCTCCGATCACGTCTACCGTGGCCGTGCCTGCAGCAGTTTTGTTGCCGTACAGCAACACGTCTCGAGCGGTGCCTGAACCACCAGGACTAGCCCCGAAGATCAGGTTTCGAGCCGTGCGCGGCGTTGGATCCAGTGGATCGATTCCAGGTAGAGTCATCGGTCGTCACCCTCGCTTGAGGTCTTCTTGCTACTGCCCCTACTGGGAGGAGCGGGTGGCTTGGGGAGTGGGACAGACGGCGCGGCTGGCGCAGGCTCGACCACAGTTTTTGCTTTGGCAGCAGCATCAGCCTTTGCCTTGGACGCGACGGCCAACAGGTCGAAGGCCCTCTTGGCCTCAGGCAACTTGGCGATAGCCTCTTCAGCGCTATCAGCTTCAACCATCCCGAAGCTCGTCAGGTTGTTCTTGGCGTCGAGGCGCAAGAGCTCACGATGGTACGGGTATGCCCGCACGATCGGCTCGTAGCGCTCATGCATCTGCTTGGGCATCTCGCCGTCTGCCCAGCTCAGCTTGCGCTGCGCCAGATACCTGGTTGGGTTCCGCGGGTCTCCGCACAGGAGGCCCTTGTGGCCCATCAAGACCAAAAACTTCTTCATCGAGTCTCCTTACGGCATCTGGGAGGCTCGCTTGAGGAGCCAGTTGGTACCGTCGAATTGAAGGTCTGCGAATGAGCGAACGCTCACTGCGAAAGTAACGAGAGTGCCGACGCCAGCGCCGCCGTTGTCGATTTGATACGTGAATGCCTCAACGTCGAGGCGCGTGATGGTTAACTGGTCCCCAGCGCGTGCGTTGGTTGTGCCGAGTGTCAAAACACGATTGTCAGTAAGGGTAGAGACAGGAAGAACCCTCCACGCTTTGCCACCAACCTGAATGGTCGCATTGGCATCAGCGAGGTTGGCGCCCTTGGTGTCCTCACGGACGCGGCGCCATGTTCCAGGCACGCCGCCCTGGTTCCCGAACACTGTCTCAGAGTCAACGGCATCTGTGCCGCTAGGGATCCACTCGAAGATGGCACCGCCCTTATCAAGCGGCATGTTGTATTCAGGGGACGTATTACCCTTCTGAGTGGCCATCTTAGCGGCCGTCGTCTTCACCGTGGCTGCCCTAGGTGGCAAGGCCATTAGAGCTCACCTGTCCCATCTGGCTTCGTTAGAAGCCCCTCTCGAACGAGGACGGTCTCACAACCCTCACCGTCGTTGGCGTAGATGTCGAATGGGATGTCCATGGTGAGGTCTTCAGGATCCAAAAGTGTTTGCAGGGCAACGCGCTCTTCCGCTTTCCAGCGGCCCTTGAGAGCAGGGAAGTCGCGGCCACTCTTCTTGGCGAAGCGACGCTCGGCTCGAGGCCCTTCGTCGATACCAAAGCGACCAGGGTACCCACCCATCCACTCCCAACTGACGAAGTTGGGGCTACCTGGAGTAAGGCTTGTGTTGATCCACGTCCCTAGCGGGCTTGAGTCGATGGCGAAGTCTCGGCGTACCTGATGCACGCCCATCTTGAACATCGCAGTGTCAACAGCGTTGAACAGACCTGAGCGACGCTCCATCTCTGAGTAGCTGGGGAGCTCGTTGAACACGTACATCATCTCGATGAAGCGTGTGCGTATCGCGTAGAACTGTGTTTGCTCTTGCCATGTCGACACCGTGTTCCAGAACACGAACAGTGATGGCAGAAGGAGCTTTACCTCAACACCCCTAGGCTCAAGAGGATCGAAGGTATGACGGTGCTTTGAATCGTTGGGGCAAGCATCAGATGACGTGCCCGTAAGATTCTGTAGTTTCGCGTCCAGTGAGTCTTTGATGTAGAAAGCAGAGAGCGAGAGGAGAGCTTCGACCAGTGGGTCTGTGAGCTTCTCCTTCTCTTCTCCTGCTGGTACTGGGATCTGGGTCCCGCCGACGAGCCCGTCAGTAGTGGGCATCAGCTATACAGGGCGACGATCCCTGTCGCAGTTGTTCCAGTGGCCCAAACCTTGAGCGTGTGGAGCCGAACGGCTTCGCCAGCATTGAGTCCAATCACTGGGTGTCCTGTGGCGTTCATGGTTGCTGCGGCAATGGTTTCTCCGACAACCACCTCACCAGGGGCGAGTGTAATAATCAACGCGGTGACCGTGCCGATGATGTAGACATCGTTGTTGCTCACCGTATCGGTAAACTCAACAATGGACCCGTCCCTGAACCCGTCTGCGAGCCAATCGCCAGCGTCGCGCGTGATCGTGTCGTCGCCAGCTTGTACTGCGAAGACGACGTCACCCGTGCTCGCCGCGTATGTGGCCGGAGTACCACCAGCTGGTGTCACCGCCGCATTCCCGGCGACCTGTGCAATTAGCGCCGTGCAAGGTCCGTCAGGCAGCACAGCAGCGTCGTTGGGCGTTACCGCCGAGCCATCACGGTAGCCATTCGGAGCTCCGTTTAGACGTTGTACTCCTCGAGGTGCCATCAGGTGTAGAGAGCGACGATCCCCGTCGCGGTAGTGCTGGCTGAGCGTACTCGAATAGCGTGAACCTTGAGAGGGATGCCAGCTGCAATGCCAAGAACTACCGCGGTAGTCCCTCCAACGAAGTCGACGGACACGTTGCCGGCGACCTGAGCGATCAGGGCGCTGCAGGGGCCATCTAGCAAGTCCGTTGCGTCGTCTGGCGTCACGTTGGACGCATCTCGGTAATCATCTGGAGGGCCGTGCAGCCGCTGTACACCTTTTGTAGCCATCAGAAGTCACCCATGTCCGTAGGACGTAGAAAGAACGGTTCGGCCGGGGTCGGGTTGGCAGTGTCTCCACTGCGCGCCTGCACCGTGACCTGAGCGGTATTCTCGATCGCGTCGATGTCATCGAGTCTTCGAAGACCACGGGCGAACTCTCGTAGCTCTTCGCGAGCGTCCTGAACCATTACTCGCCCCTTGGCTCGTGTGTATTCAGGGAATCTGTCGAACAACTTACCAACACAGATATCGAGACAGAGCCTCTTGATCTCGTTTGGTAGGTTCGTGGTGCTGTTGAGTTTGTCGGCGTCAGCAATCGCACGGATCGTGGTGAGGCTGTAGACCTTACGGAAGTATGACTCAACCATGCTCTCAGCGTCGGAGATGTACCGAGCGATAACGAGCTTGTCTACCTCGCCATCGACGTTGTCATCCATCAGCTCAACAGATACCTCGGCGGAAATCCTGTTCTCGACATCCGTCTGGCTGATGTAGCGTCCCATTACGGCTGCGCGTACCCGATGTGCTCGAGCTGTCCGATTTCGGAAGCCTGATCAGTGAACTGTTCATGAAGGGAAACCGTCTTCATAGGCGTCCACTCACGAACAACGGTCTCAGCCCCTTCGTCGTCAACGAAAGTGACATCGTTGAGCGACGAGGGACCGTTGTTGCGCCACCTGACGTACCGACCACCGCTCGAGCTCTTGGTGCTCGAGGTGTGGACGGACGTCTTGGAGCGGCGCTTGTTGTTGCTCATCAACCGATGGGCGTGGTCAGGAGGTAACCCGTGGGCGAAGCCACGATGTTGTGCGACTCGGCCACGGACACCTGCCCGGTGTAGCCGCCGCCGTGCCCATCTTGAGCCTCGAACTTCACGCTCGTGAGCGCTTGACCGTGGCGGAACGTGTAGCCGAAGCTCGCATTGCGCTTGGTCGGACGACGAGCCACCCGCACCATGCCGAGGACATCTCCCCACATGCGCGAGTACACATCGGCGAGGCCCTCTTTGGCGGTGTTCTGACGGCTCTCGCCGATCAGGTAGCCCTTCACTCCGAAGAACCGCGACATCATGCTCGGGGTCGCGAGGCCAGGAGAACTGCCGTTGTACTTGAAGAGGTCGAGGATGCCCTGATGTCGCGACAGCACATTGAACACGTCCAAGGACGAGTACTGCCACACGTCGCTGGGGCCTTTGCCACGCCAGATGTTCTTGCGAGCATCCTGCAGGTCCTTGATGGGGTTGCCACCACCAGCTGTGTCCCATCGGTCGCCAGCAGCGATAGCTGCAGTCTGGCCTGGGAAGTTGGCGTTGTCCGTCATGATGGCAGAGATGCGAAGCTCGCGTCGATACGCGAGGGCCTCGTTGATGCTCTCCATGAGATCGACCATCTCATCCAGCGGAGCATCTTGATTCGACAGCGTGCGCTGAGGAAGGAAGTTGCTGTAGCCGTACGGACGAGTGGTGTACGTCGCGGTCGAGCGACTCTCGGTGATCTCTGGCGCCTTGCCGCGGGATCCGAACGCGTCGTCCGGGTACTGCATACGCTCGCCACGTGGGTACACGTAGTAGAAGTCGCTCTCCTTGGTGACCGTCACCACAGGCATGAGCGACTCACCGATGTAGGCCTCGTTGGCATACTGGATCGAGACGTTCGAAAGCGAAGCGTCCGTGTGGACATCTCCCGGCAGGAGCTCCTTGATTCGCGAGTTGGCATCAGACCAAGCTCGCTGAGCCTTGGGGTTCGAGCTGTTCTTCATGGTGTCGTAGGCATCCATGAAGGTCTCGTAGTTCTTGGCTCGCTGAGATGGTCCGCCACGAGCCGCCTTCTGCATGCCCACGACGTCGTCCATGTCGAACGCGCCGCCATTGGCTGCCTCGTCGAGGCGCTTGAGGTAGTCGTACTCGGTCTTCTCGAGCTGGATGATTTCGTCAGCCATTGTCATGCGCTCCCGCGGTTTCCGCCCAGTGCCAACATGACACCGACAAGTTGTGTTGCGATGCCGGTCTCGAGGGCAACGCCCATGATGACATCGTTGGTTGTGCCATCAGCATCATGCGCAGGCGCATCAGTGAC